TGCCTAGAAAACTATTTATATTCACGGATATGCAATTTGACGAGGCTACCACTGATAATTCTGAGAATAGCAACGTAGAAACATTGTATAAAACAATTGTTAAAAAGTTTAAATCAGCGAATTATACGCCTCCTAAGTTTATATTCTGGAATTTGAATTCGTCGCACAAGCAATCCTTCCCAGTTAATTGCAAAACCGAAGGAACTGCTATGATATCTGGATTTTCAGAGCAACTTCTCAAAATCTTTATGACATATGACGAGTTCAAACCCGACATCATTGTAGAAGAAATCCTAGCCCCGTATATCAAGGAAATCTTCGTCGATGATACTGAGAGGTGAGTAGTTATATAATATAGTATGATATCATATGGTATTATTATAATATGATAATGAATAAAAATAATTGTTATTAGAATGCTTTAAATATATGTTATATATTTTTTATATTATTTGCATTATTTGCATTATTTGCATTACTTACTTCTTTCCTTTCTTCACCTTTGTTAGTTTAGTGGCAGTGCTCTTGACGAATGATCCGATATCACGGGTTGACTTGAATAGTCTGCCTGGTGTATTTGAGAGAGATTTAACGGGATTTTTGATAACTTCCTCAACTTCGCTTTCAAAATCTTGAATTTTAACTATTAAGTTAGTTAAAGTGCTTATTAAGATAGGGATGATTATTATAGTGAAAAGTAATACCATAAATAAGAACAGAGAAATCATCGTTCCTATCGCGATAATATCACGGCGAAGGTCTTCGGAACATTTACACTTCTCATTCATTAAATAACGCACATAATCAAAAGCGTAATAGATATATACGACAAACGCGAGGAAGAATATGAATGTTCCGAACGCAAGTAATTGAACAACGCCGATACCCATGCTCTTCGCGATAGTTTTCATTGGTATAAACGCGGTAATGAAGAAATATACTAAGGCTACCATAGTAAAAGTCTTAATAAATTCCTTGTTGCTATGTTCTGAGCACGCGCATCCTATGTTTTCTAACTTGTATATATAACTCCAAATTATTAAAAGCAATATTACAAATATTAATTGTATAAATACACTACTATAAAAAGACAAGGTAGTATCGGTATCTTTCATTATTTCTCTATACTATAATAATAGAAATTATTTATTTTTCTATAATATTATATATTAAAAATTTGGTGGAACTTTCGAATGTTTTAATATCTAGCCGTTTTATTTTGTCGATGATTGAAGTATCGTTATAATTTTTTAGTATCTTTAGTATCTGTTCCATAAAAATATCTATAATATATTTGTGTATCGTTGGATTATTAATGCAATTCATCATATACTCATATATATCATTTAGTAAGAGGGGGATATCGTTGGGTTTATATTTAACCCACAAGGTATTTAAATTATGAATACCTTTTTTCCACTTAATATAGTCGCAATATAATTCATACTCATTATTAAGTAATAGCAGATTATTATCAAATATATATTTAGGGGGCAACCATTCCTTGTTGTTTTTATAGTTTTCCCAGAATTTATTAATAGTGCAATTTAAAAAATCGGCATCAAAGTATTCTAGTAATTTAACATATATATTATCGCTATCCGATACTCCCATTCCTCCTGTTCCCTTCGCTGCTTCTGTTCCCTTCGCTGCTTCTGTTCCCTTCGCTGCTTCTGTTGCTTTGATATAAGACCAAATAATTAGAAAGACCTCCTCTGTAGAGTTATTATGAATAATATCCTTGATTTTCTCGTAAATTACTTCTTTATTCTTAATTGTTAATTTATTTAAATATCCGATGAGCGTCCTCTTAGTATTTGAAATATCAGAGAAATCTGGTATAATAATATGAACTCTGCTTTTATTATTTACGCTGCTGCTGCTATTATTGCCATTTGCATTATTAATTGCGTGTTTTTCTTTTTTATTAAATAACTTCTTTTCCCATATCATCTTGGGGTCATAGAACGAATTAAAACAATTGCACGATTTCTTGAGATTTTCAGCCTTACTAATGATATTTTCTGGAACTTCTATAATATTATTATATCTGTTTTGAAAAATAGTTAGATTTATTTTGATTACTTTATCATCCATTATAATACTAAATATATTAAATAATCTTATATATAAATAATATTACATATCATATACATATCATATACATATCATATACATATCATATACATATCATATACATATCATATAAAAATTATATATATATATTATGATATAATATATTATAATATATGAAATTAGATTTAAAAAATCAATTTGTGGAGGAACTAGATAATATTTACAAAACTAAATTAATATATAGGACAATTGTAGTATGCAATGATGATATAGAGGAGTATAAAAGGTTATTGGAAAATAAGGATTTTAGCGTATATGTCGTTGATGTAGATGCCATAGCGACCATTAACTATGACGCATTGGATCATCGAGTTATTCTAATAAAACATAGTTTGTTTGAAGCGTTTTTAAATAATATTATTCGTAATAATATTACTGACTTTTATACTTACATAGCATTCACTTATGATAATGAAACTATTAAAGAAACAATTTATAAAAAATATAATAATTGTTCCGAGATTATTAGCAATATAATTTAATAATATATCATTATGTTAGAATAATATGGTTAAAAATAGCAGCGCTGCTAGCGCTAGTAGCAAGAGAAAGACTTCTGGAATGTTCAATATGTCATTAAATTATGTAATAGTTATTGCTTTCGTTCTTGTATTTGCTATTATAATATCGAACAGGCAAAGAATACAAGAACAATTTTTTAATAATAATAATTACAGCGTCGAATACTATTATATGGAGAATTGCGGGCATTGTATAGAATTCAATAAATCGGGTATATGGGAACGTCTTAAAAATAAAAATTGGAACAAAGTATCACTTAATAAATATAACAGGGAGGATAATATAGACCGCGTTCGTAGTATGGATATTACGAGCTTTCCCACAATTGTTATAGTGGACAATTCAACAAACCCTCCTACAATCGTAGCTTCCTTTGAAGACGAGAGAACATATGAAAAATTAGTAAGTTTTATATCAGGGTATGACTAATAACTGCATTGCAGCTAATGCGTATCTAATGTTTTTAATATATAAGATATTATTAAAGTATCATAATATAATATATTAAAATGGGCGGCGGTTTAACACAATTAGTATTACAAGGGCAAATGGATTCGTATATTAATATAAGCCCTTGCATCAATTACTATAAATATGTATATAACAAACACGTTAATTTTTCAATGGAAAACATCCATTTACCTGCAGATAGCAACTCTTCAGTCAGTCTAGATAACGAAGCTCTAAATACAATTATTAATTTTACTATAAAACGCTATGGTGATTTAGTTAGTAATATATATATATCTTTTAACCTCCCCGACATCTTTTCAACTGATACGCATCGATTTAGATGGATTAAAAACGTAGGTCATATCTTTATTAAAAGGGCTACTATAACATTAGGAGGAACCACGTTAGATGAGATATATGGCGATTGGATGAACGTGTGGAACGAACTAACTACGAAGGACGACTATGAATATAATAAATTAGTCGGGAACATACCAGAGTATGTATCTCCAAATAATAATAATACTCGATATATTATTAGAAACAATGTATTGTATAACAACATATATCCCACATCCGATAAAGTAAGGGACGCTTTAAATCCATCCATAAAAGGGAGACGTTTGCAAGTTCCATTAAACTTTTGGTTTACGCGAAATCCATCATTAGCGTTGCCATTATATAAATTAATGACGCAAGATTTGAAGATTGAAATAGAGGTTGTCAGCGTCGAAAAGTTATATCAGGTATGGTGCGATAAACTCAAATTATATGTAGCCCCTGTTTTTTATAATAGTATATATGGGGCATCGAATAGCATTACAATTGCGACGTTTGTAAATAGAGGGAGTTTTATTAACTGCGAATTAGATGTTAATTACATATTCCTCGATAGTAATTATAGGAGTTCCTCGTTAATAAGTGGTAATATCAAATATGTTGTAGATTATGTGAAAGTAGATAAAAATGCAATGCCAATTACTGCGAACGGAACAGACTTCCCTTTGACTAGTTCATATAATCACATTAAAGAATTAATATGGGTATTACGTAGAACAGATATAGAGATAAATTTCAACATATATGATAACTATACTGCTTCGCACGTCTATAATGAAAATATGGGTATATTAGATACTGCACAGATTAAATGGGCGAAAACCATAACCCGCACAGACGAAGATGCCTATTATTATAACAATATCCAGCCATACCAACATCACACTAACATTCCGCGCACTGGAATATATTGCTATTCTTTCTCGCTATTCCCTGAAAAAATAGTAGCAGCAGGGTCATACAACAATCAAATGATTGATACGTCTTTGTTTATCAATATTAAGAACAAAGGTAATCAAGATAGCCAAAAAGATATAACGAAGAGAAAAGAATATACATATTTATTTGAATTAATGAGAAGGCAAGGCGTAGATTATAAAACGACGAATGAAACAAATGTTAATTTTGATATAATAATATATTCGAAGGTTATTAACGTATTCTCAATTGTCGTTGGAGGTGGCGGTAATTTTATGTGGTCGAGGTAAGGAATGCAGGTATCAAAGTATGCAGGTATTACATTAAGATATTTTTTATATCCATCTTTAATAAAAAGAAAATGGATTTACTAGTATTAATACTAATCTTATTATCAGGATACATTATTAAATATTTGATAGATACCATAAACTCGCTTAATAACGAGATTAAGGAGATAAAAATGAAATGTATATCTGCTAAAAACGACGTTAAGTTTGAGACTACGAGTATTAAAAACCCAACTGATAATATGAATGATGCTTTAATCAAACAGATATCATATTTCAAAAACTACTTTGATTAGTATTATTACCAATAATATTATATAAATAATAAACGCATATATACATAATATAAGACATCGCTTATAAAATGCCTCGTAAAGCGAAAGTAATAGATGATAAGGCGAGTGGAGGTGCAAGCGACCCTAAGAAGAAAAAGAATTTGATGAATACAATAATTAAAGACATCTCCGTCGTTGATAACGAGGATATTATATTGCAATTGCCTCTATCAACTGCTCAAATAAATAAATTGAACATCACAGAAAACAGCACAATCACCGAGTTTCCCGAGCCTTATGAACCAAATTGCTTTTATATAAATGAGAACAATACCTATAGCACCATACAGGATAACATTATATTTGATAATAATAATAGTGAGTATTCTTTAAAAGTATATCCGAAGGACGACTTCTTAAACTCTAATAATAATTGCTACTGGTGCTGCCACCCGATTGATAATAGGACTTTTGGGATGCCTTACAAATACAATATTAAAACAGACACCTATATATTGTTTGGCAATTTTTGTTCTCTCGAATGCGCGAATGCCTATAATTTTTCTTCTCATTGCGGGAGCGACAAAGTATGGGAAATTAATAGTTTGATACAGATGCTAAGCAAACATTACGGCTTTACTCATCCAATTCGCCCTGCACCATCAAGATTTTTATTGAAGATATTTAACGGACCGATGACTATCGAAGAGTTTCGCAAGGGACACTATACAAACGATAAGACATATATTTTAAACCTCCCACCTATGATATCGACAAACTTTAGCTACGAAGTTGTGAATACCTCGTATCTCAAAAATATTACAGATAATATGCACATCAAACTAGACAATCAAAATAACAATAATAACAATAAAAAAACTAAAAACTCTATAGATAACAAATTAAGTTTAATAGTTTCTCAGAAAATATAAAAAATGATATAAAGATTATATATTCTTTTATATGTGTGCTAATAACTACTTGCAAATAAAAGAGATGACTGAAACGATTTACTTTTCTCCTTACAGAATTTCTACGATAACTTGCAATGCGAACATTGGTAATAATATTAACATTAATCTCGGGATATTATTTGATAATATCAAGGTAATCGAGAACATCATAGAAGGTGCCGATAAGGGCATTGTATGGGTTCAATTTATGAAAAACGGGGTTGATGTGTCGAAGGGTGTATATCCTAAAAAGCGAAGGAAAAGCAAAAAGAATACCCTGAAGAAGAACAGGTTTGATAATCAGGTTAC